GCAGTCGTCCTCGCGGCGCCCGCTTCGAGCGGCCCGTGCCCGCGAGCGTCGCTGACGCTCGACGCGTAGCGCACGTGCAGCACGTCGGCGCTGACGTCCTCCTCGCCGATCGAGTAGACGCGTCGGCCCTGACGCATTTCGACGTTCATCGACCACGGCGGCACGACGTGGAATCGAGCGGGCCAGCCGGTGCGATAGCGAGCAGTCGCGAGCACGAACGCCTCGCCGAGTTGGTAGTCCCAGAAAAGCTGCTTGGCGAACTCCTCGAACGACGAGTAGATGTCGGGGTCGGGATTCGTGAGCCAGCTCGCATCGAGCGACGGCGGCGCGTCTACGAGATACGGCGGCATTGTCGAGAGCACGCTCGCGTTCAGATCGAGGCACGTCCACGCCATGTCACCGAGCGTCGTGCGGCCGTAGCCGTTCCAGAGCGGGGGCCACCACTCAGCGGGCCAGCCCGACCACGCAGACGGCACGATCGTCGGCGGCGGCGTGAACGGCACCGAGTCGCCGACGAGCACGACGCCGTGCGGATCGCCGGGCGTCGCCGACGGAGGTCCGACCGTCGCGGGCGGGACGCTCGCGGGGTCGTTGTCGTTCGGCGTTTCGTCCGGTGGACGGATCGCACGAGTGAATAGGCGCACGTCCCTTTTCAGCGTAAGGATCGAGCCTGCACGCCTGCGGTCTGCGCGTACTCTGAAAGGTGCGGTGGGAGCGCAGCGGGCCGCCGTCTGCGCTCCCTCCGTGCCGCCGCCGATCGAGCGTACCGCGACGTCCGTCGGCCTTACATCACTCCGTCGAGTGACTCACCGGATCGCCGGCGACGGCTGCGGTCGATGAGCAGCGCCGACGGCCCAGACTGCAGCCCGGACAAGGTGCGAGTGGGACGACGACGCGACGATCAGCCCGGCCATCGTCGTCCTGACCTGCGTCGATGCGAACGCGCCGTCGATGTCGAGCGTCACGTGGTCGTGCACGAGCGCGGCGCCCGCTACGAGGTCGCGCAGCAGAGCGAGGCCGACGCGCGTCTGCGTCGAGCCGACAGGCTGCGGTCGCGGCGACGTGTCGGGCGGTACGCGATCGAGCAGCGACGCGCCGACGAGCAGCTCGCGGATCGGACGCTCGCGAGCGAGACGCTGCACGTCGGCGATCGCCGTATCCCAATCGCGGCAGAGCCATCCGTCGATTTCGAGGCGCCCGTCCTCGAGGCGCCCGACGACTGCGACGGCGGCGCCGAACCCGTAGTCGTCCTCGACCGCGACCCAGACGGGACCCGTCGAGCGCACGCCCTCGATCGCACGATCGGCCCAGAGTCCGGGCGGTAGCAGCTCCTCGGTTTTGCCGACAGGCTCGGCGAGTTTCGCGGGCCACTCGTTCAGCCACTGCGAGCGAAACGACGCAATCGGGTCCGGCTCTGTCGGGTCCTCCAGAGTGTTATCGAGCGCCGACGCGAGCTGACGCGTGATGACGTCCTGACGTCGCGTGGACCAGTGAGCACTTGCGTCGCGCCACGTGCGCACGTCATCGAGCGGGGCGCCGCGAGGCGCAGACCATTCGAGCATGAGCACGCCGTCGCCGCGCTCGAGGTCGGCGAGCGCGAGACGTCGGCGACTGAGCATGAGGCTCGTCGTCGCCCGGTGCGCGGTCGAGACGAGCAGTAGCTGCGGCTGCTCGCGCTCTGCCATCGTCGGCTCGATCCCTTCCTCGACCGCCGAGAGCTTCACGTCCCACGCTTCATCGACTGCAGCGAGCGACGCCGACCAGCCGTAGACGCCCGTTTTGGCGAGCACGAGCCAGCGTGAGCCACACTCGACGCGCTCGATTTTCTCCTTGCCGTTCGCCTCGATGACGTTGTAGTCGGCGTGCAGTCGCGCCCACGCTCGCGCGGGCCGCTGAACCTCCATGCAGACGGCGAGGTTATTCCCGGTGTGCAGCACGTCCTGCGGTTCGCCGAATCGGTCGGCCTGGTGAATGCGCCAGAGGTTCAGCTCGCGAAGCAGCCACGACTTTCCGAGCTGACGAGCGACGCTCAGAAACACGACCTCCCAGCAGAGCCGCCCGTCGGCATCGACCTCGAGGATTCGCGTCGCCGCGAGCCGCTGCCACCACCGCAGCTTGCGGCCCGAACGAGTCTCGGCCCAGCGAATGAACGACGGCCCGAGCGAGCCGACGGCGCGAGCGTGCGGCACGCTCATTAGGCGCGGCCAGGTCGAGTCGGACGGAGGTCTGCGCAGGCCTGCGAACCACGGCACATCGAAGCGCGGATCAGACGAGCGAAGCCCTTCGTGCTCTGGCTCTGGCTGCACGACGACGAGCACGGGACCACGGCCCGCCGTCGCGCGGTTGCACGAGCGGTGTTCGGGTCCCGCATAGCGCGACTTGTCGCCGTCTACGTGCCCGAGGTCCCACGGTTCGCCCGGCCTGATCCATTCACCGCAGCGAACGCAGCGAGCACGACCCGTCAGCACCGATCGCTCGACGTCGCGCCGCAGCGATTGGTGCGCGTGCCCGTAGCCCTTCGTCGTCGTCGTCATCGGGGAGAGAGGCGAAATGACTGCGCATTCAGACGGCGCCCGCCCCCCAAAAAATCGGCCCTATCCCCAGCCGAATATCAGCCCGAGCACGAGCGCGACGGCGATCGTCACGAGCGCGACCTCACTCGCCGTCGTTCTCATGCTTCGTCGCCGTCGCCCTCGCCGCCGTCGGCGTCGCCGTCGTCGGGCGTCGGCTCGCTCGGCTCGCTCGGCTGCGGCTCTGTCGGCTCTGTCGTCTCGCGCATCGTTTCCTCCCGTGCTCGACGTCACTGCTGCCGACGGTAGCGATGCGCTCTAGTCGGCTGCGGCTACTGCGTGCCCGTCCTTCACTGCGACGACCCTGCCGTGCACGGCGATCGTCCCGTACCCGTTCTTTAGGAACCGCTGCGCTACCTCTGCGTCGTCCCAGAGTCGAGCCGTTACCAGCGTCGGCGCGAACCCGAGAGCACCGCCGTAGTCACCTGCATAGAGCGGCTCGTCAGTGTCGGGAAAGTCGAAGCGGATCGCGTACGCCCTACTCATGGTCGAGCACGTCAGCGAGCATCGAGTCGGGCCACGGCTCACCGACCTGCGGGATGCGCGTGCGCCAGCCGACGAGCGTCTGTGCTGCTAGCTCATCGGCGGCGCCGACGTTCACGAGCTGCAGCCCTAGCCGCAGTTCGTCCTCATCGAGCGTCCCTGTGACTGAGCGACGTAGCAGCTCGTCGTAGGTCATGCATGAGCGCACGAGCATTTCCTCGCGGCGAATCGAGAGCCGCCACCGACGCAGTAGCGAGCGGTTCACCATGAATAGCCCGATGACGCTGCCGAGCTGCAGGCCGAGCACGAGCGGCGTCACGTCGGATCGCCTCGCAGTAGGACGTGCAGATTTCGATACAGACCTGGCGGCAGCTTCGCCTCGCCCGCTAGGACGGACGACTCGACTGCGACGAGGAATCGAGCGGCTGCGTCCTGCCACCGCAGCGCGAGGTCCTGCCCGGCTTGCGCACGATCGAGCGCCGGGGGCGGGCGCCTCGGGCCTCGTCGTCTCATCGAGCACGACCGTTCGTGCGCCACACCGCCGACGACGGCGACGTGCCGTAAGCGAACTCACGACGCAGCATCGTCGCGATGACCGGATCGCCGTACCGATAGCGCGTCGTCACGTGCGCCATGACGTCGATTAGCTGATCGTCGGGCACGTTGTCGATCCGCTCAGACAGCGCGGCTTTCGCTTTCGCAGCGATGACTCGCTGACCGCCCGGCGCGAGCGCCCACGCCTGACGCTCGTCGCTGTAGGTCGTCATCCCGTATCGCTTCATCCACGCGAGCCGAATCGCGACGTTTCGCACTTCGTCACTGAGGCCGAGAGCGTCGGCTAGCTCGGCTGCAGTGACCTCGCCGCGATCGTTCGCCTCGTCGCGCATTCGCAGCATCACGTCTAGGTCGCGAATCGCGTACATCGTCATCCGGCCTGTGCTCATGAGACGACCCCGTAGCGGGCGGGATGCGTCGGGCCGCGATGCGGGCTAACGACGCGGATCAGTTCGCGCTCTCGCAGAATCCTGACGACGGCCTCGCCCGACGAGCGACTCACTTCGTCGCCCTCTGCGCTCATTCCCTCTCGCATTTCGCGAGACGTGAATCCGTTGCCGTTGCTCTGCGCTCGTGCCCACGCTAGCGCAGCGTCTACTCGTTCCTGCGAGACGCGGGTATGCGTCCCGCGCACACCGCTCACCTGTGCTTTCGGTTTCGGCTTCGGTCCCGCCTTCGCGTTACGACCTGGCTCTAGCGGGATCGCGTCCTCGCCTACGAGCGGTCTTACTGCGTGCACGATCGTCAGTCGTGCTTTCCGCAGGTTCGCTAGATCATCGAGTCGCTCTGCGATGAGCGCGTCTACGTTCTGCAGTCTCGTTAGCAGCGGTGCTGCGATTTGTGCGAGGTCTGACTCGATCCCCTTGCGCAGCTCCTCGACATTCACCGTCGGATGAATCTGCATTCGCTTCCCTCCCGGGGGGTCGTATGACTTTCGTCGCGATCGTATCGAGTGTTTCGGCTCGCGGCGACACTTCCCTCGCTTTCTTTCGGTCGTGACTGCTCATGACGACTCGTGACTGTTCCTGACGCTCTCACTCGCTATTCCTGACGCTCTACACTTTGCGCCGAGAGCGGGTGCCGACGTCGTTACGGCCTGCGGCCTGTAACGACCTCTGACCGGGGGGTCAGTCGGCGCCCGCTTCGTTTTGGCCCTTGCGATTCGACGCCCGGCCTCTACACTGTGCACATGACGTGCACACCCCCCGATCAGAAAGGCTCGACCATGCATGAGGTCTACAGCGTCTCCGTTCATCATCGCTCGCCCGTTCTCACGCAGGACGCGCTCGACTCGACCACGATCGAAGTCGGCAAGTTCGGCGAAATCGCGTTTTGGCTCGATGAGCGCGGCTACATCGACGCCGACTATCGCATCGAGATTCGCGTCGATGCGCAGGTGCAGGCGTGACGCCCGCGCTCATTCACGCCGCCTGCGGCACGACGACGATCATCCGCGACGGCGTGCTCGTCTGCCCGCGCTGCGAGGTCGAAAACCCGTTCACGTACGAACTCGCGACGTGCTCGTGCGGTGACGACTTCGACCCTGCGTGCGCTCTGCACGGCACGCTCGAGGTCGAGCGATGACGCGCCGTGACCCCGCAGTCGAGCGTCGCGTCGAGCGTCGTCTGCAGGCCGAGCGGCTCGCAGAGTCGAAGGCCGCAGC